ACCATCACCCAGCATACGGTGCATCTCGGCGGCGCTGGCTGGAAAAGTCTTGCCATTGCGCCACAGGCTGGGGTGCAACTGGTCCAAATAGGCCCACAGCGGCTGCGTTGCGGTGGCAAACGCCGCGGGGGTGACGGGCTGTTGCAATACAGCCCTGTTCGGTGTCAACTCTAGGAGCATCTGCTTGACGAAGGTCGTTCCATGGAAGTCAGTTGGCTTGGGGTAGCTGACACGCCCCGGGTTGGCCTTGGAAAACGCCAGCAAGTCGGCAGCGGAGCGAGGTGGTTTGGGTGTTTTGGCGCTGTCTGCAATAAATGTGAGTTGTGCTGTACCCCAGGGCGACTCATAACCTTCGGTGGGCACCGAAAAGTCCGTGCGCACCGGCTTGTTCAAATCCACAAGACCCCAGTTAGGTAAGTTCTGTGCCCACGGGCCAAACAGTAAGCCACCGTTTTTGAGATTACGGAAGTTTTCGCCGTTGACCCACATCAGATCGACAGAGCCGTCGCTGGTGCGCCCGGCAGCCATCTCAGTCTGCACCCGCTTGACCACCTCAGCTGTATCAGTGATCTTGACGTGCCGCACGTCAATGCCATAACGAGTTTTGGCTTCCTTTGCCGCCCAGGCGATGTAGGCGTTGGTTGCCTCGCTGCCGCCCCAGGCATTGAAATACACTGTTTGGCCTTTGGCTTCGTTTTGAGTCTGAGACCAATCGGCGTTGGCCCAGGTGGACACGCCCAGGGTGAGTGCTATGGCAGCGAGAGTTGAAAGCTTCATGCAGGAGAACTCCATTCGAGGTTGATTTCTTTGTTTAGTCGCAGCAAGCCTTCAAAATATTACACCTTGGCATTTCGTATCAGCTGGAATGGGTAAATAGACGATCCAACTCGTTGAACTCGGCCAGAACCTGGTTGACCGTTGAAATGGCCAGGTAGTCATCCACCCGCGAGCGAACATGCCGAATCAACGAGGCGTCGCTGTTAGCCTGTGACCAGTCTTCGCCTCCTGCGCCGCTTGCGTGTTTCGGTTTCACAGACTCTGTGAGCCATTTCGCGCACCAGGTGACTGACCAGAGCCACATCAATTCGCGCAAAGGGACTAACGCCGCAAGGTAGGGCTCGGCGATGGTCCCTGCTGCCGACATCCATACTTCATATGCGCGCGCTACTTGCGTTGGGGAAAGCGCGAATGATGCATCGACATCCCAGGTGGTCGATGTATAGAGCGTCGCGTGCGCCATATCCAGGGGTGGGTAGCTGTAACGCAGTTTTTCCAGGTCAACCAGCACCGCTTTGCCCATCGGGGTGATCAGGAAATTGCCGGGATGTGCATCAAAAGTGATGAGTCGTGGTTCAAGCCCGACGCAAGCTTGATGAAGCGTAGTGGATAAATTTTTTAGTCGCTCTTTGATGCTGCGGCGGGAGTGCTCAGAAACCAGAGGGTGATCGAGGTAAATGGACTGTTCAAATACCAGTCGTAACATGCCGTCAAGCGGATCGCTTGCGCTCAGAAGGGGCGGGCGTTCACTGGTTGACGGTATCGGTAAGACATGAATCGATGCCAGGGCCTCCATGATGGCAGCCATATGGTCAGGGTTATCGGCGGGAGACCCTGTGATTTCTTCAACCAACAGCGCGCCCCACGGCAATTCGTCAGACGGAGGAATGACACGGTCGAGTCTTGGCACATGACCACAGGCCGCTGCGCGATGAAAACAAGCTGCCTCATATGTCAAATTTTCCAGTGGACCCAGCCCCATTTGGCTTTGTTTCGGGATTCTTGCCAGCAGCCCTGTGCCCTTCAATCGAACATGCCAATGCGCCAAACCTTTGTCACTCATTAGGTACATATCAAAGTTGCATGGAAAAATACGCTCTAGTTGGCGTCGTAAATTTGAGAAAATCTCTGCGATCAACATGAGTTTCTGCTGGGGGATTTAGCCATTAAGTAGCCTTACAGGGGGGCGGGGCATTCACCGTCACCTGCGTGCGCTCCCATGTCACACAGTCGCTATTTTGGCCAGCGTTCTTACACTCCGTCCGAAATATTTTCGAAATTCAATGGCTCTAAGCCGACGCTATCAAAGTACCTTCAGCATCTTGGATGACGCTGGCAAAGGTGTCACCGAGTCCGGCTGCTGAAGGTGTCTCAGAAGTAAGCCAGCTTAGGCTGTGAGACTTCTCACCTCTTTGTTGCTTCCTGGAGGCACCAATCATCCGATAAGGGTTGCCGAATTAGCCAATCCAAAGTTAGGTCATGGGTAGCATGGGATGCGAAGAATTCAATGCGACGAGGACTCAGCAATGTCAATCGCATCAGACGGCGAACCTGCGTTATGTCGACTGCTTCGCGAGCAGCCAATTCAGCAGCGCTTTGAACCTTCTGGGTGTCGATCAGCAATTGCCAATAATGCGCCAGTCCGATCGCACGCAGCAGGGCTGAATCCTTGATCGGAGGCAGCGTAGGAGCCCGCTCTGTGGATTGCCCCGACTGAAATGCAGGCGCATCTGTGGGCAGGATCACCTGACGTTTGATGCCCCGCCTGACAAACTTCCAGGGCACGAATGTCTCCATCTTGACCCCGCTAGCGGAGCACGGTGTTTGGTAGGTCGCAGCAGCGCCGGTCATCGCACCTCTTCCTTTTTTTGACATGCTGTTCCCCTACTCAAGCGCCGCCAGGAACGCGCGCTGCGCAGGCCAATCTACTGGCAGGCGATTGCGCTGAAACCACATCAGGGTCAGGCGCCTGGGCTGACGCCCCACGAGGAACTGGTCAATGATGTCGGGGGCCAGCAAAGTCATGCGCAACAACTCATTGACAACGGAGAAGTGAAGGCCTCCCCGCCGGGCGATATCAGATCCACTTGCTACAACTCCGGTGTCTATCAGGTGTCTCCAGTAAAACGCCCGCGCAAGTCCTTCCAAAAGCTTGGTATCAAATGCCGGCGCCTCTGTGCGTGTTAGCAACTCTTCACCACGTTGTACAAACTCCATGGGAATAAAAGTATCTGCCCCGTTGATCATGAAACGGCTTCCATTTCCAGCAATTCAGCGCCGATGCTGTTGGGGGCAAACTCGCCAAAGACGTCACGCCACCCCAGCGCATTCCATTTGACCCTCAGGCCTCCGGCTACCAAATCCACGCGTTCGATCATCAAATTGACAACGCGGTAACGCTCAATCGCATACAACTGCTCCCACATACCGCCGAGATTGCGCATCGCCATAACGGCCGTGGCTTCATCCACGTGGGCCCCGGTTTTCTGAATCAAGGTGCAGACACTGGCAATCGATTCGGGGCTTGTCAGCACGGTTTTGATCTGTGCCACCGTGGCCGCTTCGATCTCTTCTGCTGGAATCCGCTCATGGGTTTTGCCTTTGGCTCCGAAACGCATCTCAGACTTGGTGACGTAATAACGGTAGACTCGATCATCCTTCTTGGTGTAAGTGGCATACATGCGCACGCCGTTGGGGTCATGCAGCAATCCACGCAAGAGGGCGTCACATCGGGTACGGGTTTTTGTGTCGATTGCGCGGACGTGTGGGCTCTTAGCAAATACGGCATGTACCTGGTCCCAGAGGCCCTGGTCAATGATGTGCGGGTGCGCACCGGGGAACCAGCTGCCCTTGAGTGAGATTTCACCGAGGTAGATACGGTTGCGCAACAGTTTGTGCAGGTATTTCTTGTCGATGGGGCCACCTTGGCGGTCCTGTCCATCCTGGGTTGTCCAGGATTTGGTGGTGACGCTCTCCCGCGCCAGGGCTCGGCCGATTTCCGTGGGAGAGCCGACAGTCAGCATGTCTCGAAAGATCCTCCGCACAATCGCCGCCTCAGACTCATTGATCACAAGCAGTCGGTTCTTGACGTCATAGCCCAGTGGCGGCACACCACCCATCCACATACCCTTACGTTTACTGGCTGCAATCTTGTCGCGGATCCGCTCCCCTGTGACCTCTCGTTCGAACTGCGCAAAGGACAGTAGCACGTTGAGCATCAGCCGACCCATGGACGTGGTGGTGTTGAACTGCTGGGTGACCGATACAAAGGACACCTTGCAGCGCTCAAACACTTCCACCATCTTGGAGAAGTCCGCCAGGCTGCGGGTGAGTCGGTCAATCTTGTAGACCACCACGATGTCGATCAAGCCACGCTCTATGTCGACCATCAGGCGCTTGAGTCCGGGGCGTTCGGTATTGCCGCCAGAGAAACCCGGGTCATCGTAGTCATCGGCTACCGGGATCCAGCCTTCGGCACGCTGGCTGGCAACGTAGGCCTGGCCCGATTCCTTCTGGGCATCAATCGAGTTGAAGTCTTGCTGCAGTCGCTCATCGGACGACACGCGGCAGTACACGGCGCAGCGTTTGCGCGCCTTGGTCGCTGCAATAGGCAGGGTGGCGTTCATGCGGATTCCTTCTGGGTAGAGCGCAACCCAAAGAACACGGGTCCGGACCACGGAGTGCCAGCGATGTGGCGTGCCACTGACGACAGGCTTTTGAAGTTCTGGCCTGCGTACTCAAAGCTGCCATCAGCGGTCACCGTCACTTTGTGGTCGCGCTCGCCCCATTCCCGCACAAGGACGGTGCCCGGTGCGAGGTGAATGTCGGCAAGCTTTTGCCGGCCTTTAATCTTGGAGTGGCGCATGCCGATGTTGATCAGCTTGCGTTGTGTCTCCTGAGACAAGCCACCAAATGCTTCTTCCTGGATCTTGTACGCAATGCGGGACTCCAAGAAGCGGCGATTGGGGTTCTGCGGGCGACGCGGAAAATACTTGTCCCACAGGGCCCAGAGATCTGCAATTGGAATTGAGGGCAGGGCGACCACTTGGGCCGATATGGTTTGCTGGGTGGCGTTCATCACAATGACTCCGGTTGATAGGGGTTTGTATGAACGCTCTGGACGGGCAGAAAGCCAAGAGTTTTATCTCTCTGTGCGCGCAGGGTGTGCTCGATTTGCGACAGATGAGTGCGAACAACGGCTGCTGCCAGGATGGCGGTGATTTCAGCGACCCTTGCGGCAGGGGACATGTGCTGGGGTAGAGGAAGGGCGAGGGTTTTCATGGGGAGCACTGCGGAATTGAAACAGTCACAAATGATGTTTCAAATACTCCGAAGCGGATAGCAAAGGAGGGCACTGCAGCGCAAGCTCTGCTTCAAATACCAGCAGTGTTGAAATTTTGGACGCGTACTGCAGGTTAGGCGAGTGCTAGCGAATGACGGCTTTAGGGTGGTTCACCGCTATAACCTTTAGTGACGTTGATGAACTTCGTCTTGGTGCCCATTCCGGTTGATCGCGCGTTTCGGGTGTGAGTCAGGTATGTCGCGTTACCTGCCGGTCACGAACAGCCGCTTCCTGGCAATCCACTGTTTAGCTCGAAACGAGCCATTCGCCAACGTCGCTGAAGCCGCGATAGCTGCCCTTCGGATGAGCATCATAGGTAATCTCGGTTACGCTCCCAATTAGGTTCATACAAAATACCGGACACCCTATTATTCGGTTCCCAACTTTGGCAAATCGACACCGAACATCATGTTCAGAAATATTCTATCTATCGCTCTAATGTTCGTAGCCGTTTCTGTAAGTGCTCAAACCCCTCAACAAAGAGAGGTCACATTTGCAAACAATAAAAACGGGGATGAGGCTAGAGTGGCACTAGCCTCTGCTAAAGATGGAAACTATCTCGCGCAGTACCACGTTGGTTCCATTTTTCGAAGCGGTTATGCGGGTAGCCCAAATTACGAACAAGCCGTATTTTGGTTTCGAAGGTCAGCTGAATCCAACTACGCAAAAGCACAACATTCGCTTTCTGAGCTTTACCTACTTGGATTGGGCGTTGCTAGAGACTTTGCCGAAGCTGCCCGGTTGGAGCGATTGGCAGCATTGCAAGGTGATGCTAGTGCCCAATATGGACTGGGAACTTTGTATCAACGCGGTTATGGCGTCGAGAAAGATTTTGTGAGGGCGTATGTGTGGTACGACATAGCTGCAACTAACGCAGAGGGCATGCAGCCACCTTTTGACAAAGATGCCTCGCAGTTGCGTGACAGCATTGCCAAACTGCTATCTCCAGAACAGCTTTTGGAGGCAAAAAAACTGGCCGACGATTGCCGTATCCGAAAAATTCATGAGTGCAAATAGGAAAGCAATTTAGCCTTGTTTATTGGGACTTATTTGAAGTGAAGCGTATGCCCGCTTCCAGCCCAACGCGGGTGCTCGATTTGGTGAATTGCTAGTAACAAAGGTGCCGTCGACTCTTGGGTGCGAATGACTCCAATAGAGCAGGCTGATCGCAAACTGGTGGACCCGCAATGTGCCTCTTGAAGACCGCCAAACAAAAATGTCCTATGACTCGCGCTGGTCATAGGCGGGTTCTTAACTTCGATACGCTGGCGCCGCGTTGTCGATATATTTTGCTGCTTTGAATGGCCGCTTTGTGGAATTAAACAAATGCCAGATCGAATTAATTGCGCGTTTAGTAAATAGTTGACAATGAGTTGCCGAATGGCTACCATGCAGCTATTGAAAACACGCGAGCCCCACTGCGGGGGTCAAAACTATGGGATTCGGTTCCTACATCCGTAGCAAGCGAGAGGCCAAAGAGATTGCTCTGAATGATTTCGCACGCCAACTCGATATTTCCCCTGCTTACTGGTCGCGCATAGAGCGCGAGATGGAAAAACCACCCAAAGACGAACTGATCGCCAAGGCCGCAGAAATCCTGGAAGAAAACCCGGATGACGCTTTCGCCGAAGCCAGTCGGCTGCCCCCAGACATGCGCGACAACGTGGGGGACGTCGTTCGGATGTATCGCAAAAGCACAGGGGCCAAGTGAATGGCGGTATTGACCCTCGGATACCGGTGCTGCGACCGTAAATTACCCAAGTACATCAAACACCCAGAAGTCGAGGGGATCGCGGTTCAGGCCCGGCGCCAGTTGGTGGATGACACGACTGATGCGATCGGACTGTCCGTCTTGCGCGACATCAGCAAACTCAAAATCAACGGGGTGGAGTTTGACCTCTGGGTTGATACCGAGCACCAAGTCACCGACGAACAGGGTCAACCGGTGTTGGGAGTGTGTGAAGTGGATCCGGATGCAGCGCCGAATGCAGCGATGCTCTCGGTATCGCCGGCCGTCAATGCAGCATCCCAGGCCTTGGTGCTCAGCACCTTCGCCCATGAATTGGGCCACGCCGTCTTTGATGCACCGGCTTGGATTGTTGCGGCGGCCAATGACAGTCCTGGCCTCTTCGATGACCACGCAGCTGAGGCCCGCAGGGCCTACCGCACTACAACGCGGGATGCGGAACACCTGGCCAAGGCAGCGGCAGTACGTAACACCGAACTCGAAAAAAATATTCATTTTGCAGAACTGCGTGCCAATGAATTTATGGGTTCCTTGCTGGTGCCACGTCAGCCCTTGTGCCGTGCCATTGAAGAACTGGCGCCCATGTATGACGTCACGATCCACCGCAGCCCGTCACTGGATCCGGACTTCCCCGGCATGGCTTTGAAATTGAGTACCGAAGGGGGCATTGGCGCCTTCGATATGGAGAGTTTGCAGAAGGCCTTGGGTAAACGCTGCGGCGTCAACCGACGCTTCATCCAGGTCCGGATGGAGCGCTATGGACTTCTGGGAACGGGGGCAGGCTTCACCTGATTCCAGCACCCACTTGGCCGCCGACTTCGCGTCGGCATTTTTTGAAACTTGCAATTAACTGTTCGCGCAATCGCGCACTTAGTAAAGAGGGGAATTCACATGACGGTCACCCATAAAAACAATGCCGCATCCGATGCCAAACCGGAAGTCGGCCCGCCCGCACTCAAGGCACAGCGGGCGCCCCGCCAAACTGACGGCGGTCCCGACATCTTGCCCGGCATGCAGCACTGGGTTGCCCTGACGCGCAAAGTCAAACGACCGGCGCTGTTGTTGCGTCTGGTTGAGCAAGCTTCAAAAGTGCCATGGCCTGAGATGGCTACGCTGGTGACCGATGCACATGCGGTGCTGCCCACATTGGTGCGCAAGGTGCTCTTTCAAAAGCTGGCCACCATGGATGAGAGTTATCAGCAGCACTTGGAACGCGCCGCCGAGCAGGTCCTGCTGCTGGACGATGACTATGGTGCGCAGGCCGTGCAATCCTTGATGGTGGAAGGTCAAGGCACCGATGCTGATGTACTGCAGGCTCCCAGCGACCGCACCAGCCGGGCTCTGCATCTGTTTCTGCTGCAGGAGTTCCCCCTGCCGGGAGTCCGGGCGGAGCGTCGCTTTGAGCATGGCGAACATTTGCAAGTCATGCACCGCCAGTGGAAAAGCGAGAACTACTCCTCTCACTACCTCGGCCCCAAAGGCATCGCGCCGCAATTCGACAACGCAGTGCAGGACACTTTACGCGCACGCATTGCGGCGCTGTACCCGCATGTGCAGGCCGACCAAATTCTGATTGAACTGTTCACCCGGATGGAGTCCATGAGTGTGGACCCGGAGGACGGTGAGGAGGGTGCTGCAACGGTATTGGCGCCCTTGCACACCCTGACCGCCACGTTCAACGGTACGACTGCGAATTTCAAACAAGTGGAGGACGGTGAGGTGGTCGCGCACGAGGAGCCGGCGGCCACCTCGGCGAGCTTTTCATGGGATCCTGAGACTGGTGCCTTAGGGGTGTTCTGTGAAGACAAGGAATCACGCCGGGAACTGGCCACAGTGTTCAGGGATACGGTGTTGGCTTGCGATGGGGCCATCAATGACATGCCCATGCGCGAGTTCGATCTGTTGGGGTTTTCAAGCCCGAAGATGCTCGAGCGACTGCAGAATGGCCGCGTCGAGGGAGTGGACAGCATCCACATCCAGCAGTTCAAAATTGCCCGGCCCTTTGAGCAGGTGGTACATCAATCGTTCCCCCGCAGACAAACAGTACGCCTGTTGGAAAGCACGCTGACCGTCTGTCGGGACCGGCGCGATGACCGTGACATTTACCAAGTGGCCTATGACGACTATGGGCTTGATGACCTCACGGGGTACCTCATGTCCCATGTGAAGCTGGTCATGGGCATGTCCAAACAGCCGTACCGTAAGGCGCACAAGGTGGTGGTGCAAATCACGACGCCCAATGGCTTGAATGACAAAAGCAAATCAGACGATGATCGCAAGCGGGTCATTGCACAACTGATCGCGCTTGGAGTGCTCCGTGAGTTTTGAACGCCCTACGCTCTCGGCGACCCTGGCTTTTTGTGAAGTGTTGGAGCGTGTACAGAGTCTCACGCCACGCGTTGATGTCCTGGTGCTGGGCCGTTGCCGTGAAGCGTTTCTGAAGCGCGGGTGGGTGCAAGCCGATGGCTATTTGACCTGTCCCATGGTGCCGTTCGGAGACTCCATGGAAGAAGTAGATGCCGACATTGATGAGGATGCGGGCGTTTTCCGGTACGCCAGCCCCCAGCATCGTTCGCGCACGGTGGTACGTCCCCTGTCTGAGATTGCGCTCTATGGCCTGCGAATGGACCGCTATCTGGCTGATTTGGGGCGACTGATCGGTATCGAGCCACGGCAGGTCCCAACTGAGCTAGTGCGTGTTCCAGAGCACTTGTGGCATCTGGGGCAGGTGCGCATTGCGGGCACCCATGACTTCGCGCCGGTGTTGATGGGCCGGTTATGGGCACGTGCCGATTCCATGGTCATGTCCACCCATCTCTGTGATCCCATCTGGCCACGTGGTGGTGTGCTGTTCTTGCAGCAATCGCCTGCAAAGAAACCGCCTGGTGCGCATGTGGTGCGCAGATTGGCAGACTTCATTCGCATGGACGCTGACCGCGAGATCTTTGATGCTGCGGGCTTTGACAGGGTCTTGCGGGGATATGCGACCGTTCAGGGTGTGCCTGAGCCGGAGCAATACCTGCAGGGCAATCGCCTGAAGCTGCTGCACTTTGCAGAGTCACGCGAGCTCACCGACGCGCAAGCCAGGATCATCAAAGTGATGTGGGGGCAGGACGGCAAGCCGTCCCCTCTCATGTCCTGGGCAGAGATCAATCGCCTCGCTAATACCGGCTACCAATCTCTGGATGACGCGTTCACCGACCGTGTGCAACGGGAGGGCGTGATTGAGAAAGTTTGCCGAGGAAAGTACCGCGTCCGACGCAATCCATAAATTTCTCCATAAACGCAACCATGCACCGCCCATAAATCCGTGCGGAGACTTCGATGTGCCCATTTCTTAAAGGAGGCACATCGAAATGCAGAAACCAGTCCCATCTGTTCAATCCGCCCGGAATGCTTTCCGGAACCCACCCAATCCCCCCGCACGCCTCGCCATCGACGAGAACGCGCTCGCCAACCGCTGGGGTCTGTCGGTCAAGACGCTGCGCCGCTGGCGCCAAAACGCGCTCGGTCCCATTTTTTGCAAGATGGGTTCCAGGGTCACCTACCTGATTGTTGAAGTGGAGGCCTATGAGCGCCGCGTTTCGCGCCACTCGACCTTCTCCACGGCGTACCAGTGAAGGGAGATCTGACCATGACCGATCTCACCATCTTCCCCGCCCACATCGCCGAAATGTCGGTGAACCAGCTTGCCAAGCTCACCCCCGCGCAAAAGCGTGAAGTCGATGTGAACCTGGACCAGGCTATGGCCTGGCTCAAGCAGGCACGCACCAAGTTCGATACCGCACTGGAGCAGTGCTATGGCGAACAGGCCCGCACGACATTGCGCGAATCCGGCCGTGACTTTGGCACCGCGCACATCACCGATGGCCCCTTGCACATCAAGTTCGAGCTGCCCAAGAAAGTCACCTGGACCCAAAAGACCCTCAGCGACATCGCCGAGCGCGTGGTGGCTTCTGGTGAGCAGGTGCAGAGCTACCTCGACATCAAGCTGTCGGTCCCCGAGTCCCGCTACACCAACTGGCCCCCAGCCCTGCAGGAGCAGTTTGCGGCAGCCCGCACGGTAGAGCCTGGCAAGCCGTCCTTCACCCTTTCTTTCGAAGCGGAGTAATGGCCATGTCTGCAATCATTCCTTTTCAGTTCGAAGCCCATGCCGTGCGTGTGCAGGTTGATGGTGCGGGCCTGCCGTGGTTCAACGCCAGTGACGTCTGTGATGCCTTGGAGATGGGCAATCCGTCGCAGGCGATCAAATCCCATGTCGATGGAGATGACCTCCAGAAATTGGAGGTCATCGACAACCTGGGACGTACGCAGCGCGCCAACCATGTCAACGAGTCGGGCCTCTACGCCCTGATCCTGGGCAGTACCAAGGACGCCGCAAAGCGTTTCAAGCGCTGGGTCACCAGCGAGGTGCTACCTGCGATCCGCAAGACCGGCAGCTACGCCACTCCCAGCGCGCTGGCGGCGTTGCCTGCGCTGACCCATGACCGCGTGTCCGCGATCCTGCTGATCGGTGAGGCCGTAGCGAAAGTGCCGGGCGTGAAACCGGGCGTCGCGGCTGCCGCTACCTTGACATGCATTCAGGAGAACACCGGCATCACCACGGAGGTTCTGCGTCGTGCACTGCCGGCGGCCAACGAGCCGATCTGCGCACTCAACGCCACCCAACTCGGCAAGTTGCTGAACCGTTCAGCCAAGGCCACGAACCAGTTGCTGGCAACGCATGGTTTCCAGTTCCGCAACGAGCGCGACGAATGGGAGCTGACCGAGGCGGGCGAGGTATGGGCTGAATCCCTGCCGTACTCGCGCAACGGCCACAGCGGCTACCAGATCCTCTGGAATCCGGCCGTCGCCATCCAATTGAAGAAGGTGGCGTGATGTCCCTCCCCATCATTTCTGCCCAAGAGCGTCTTGCTGAACGCAAGGGCGTGAAGCTGCTGATGCTGGGTAAGACCGGCATCGGCAAGACCTCGCGCCTCAAGGATCTCGATCCCAAATCGACCCTGTTCATCGATATCGAAGCCGGGGACCTGGCGGTCTCCGACTGGCCCGGTGACGCCATCCGTCCGGCCTCCTGGCCCGAGAGCCGTGACTTCTTTGTGTTTCTGGCGGGACCCGACAAGTCATTGCCGGCGGACAGTGCGTTCTCCCAGGCGCACTACGACCATGTGATCGAGATGTTCGGGGAGCCTGGTCAGCTGGACCGTTACAGCACCTTCTTTCTGGACTCGATTACGCAGTTGTCCCGCCAGTGTTTTGCCTGGTGCAAATGCCAGCCGGGTGCGGTCAGTGACCGATCCGGCAAACCGGACCTGCGTGCGGCCTATGGACTGCTGGGCCAGGAAATGATCAGCGCCTTGACCCATTTGCAGCATGCCCGGGGCAAGAACGTCGTGTTCGTGGCCATCCTGGACGAGCGACTCGACGACTTCAACCGCAAGGTGTTTGTGCCGCAGATAGAAGGTAGCAAGACTAGTCTGGAGTTGCCCGGCATCGTCGACGAGGTGGTCACGCTGGCCGAGATCAAGGCCGAAGACGGTAGTTCCTACCGGGCCTTTGTGACCCAAACCCTCAACCCCTATGGCTTTCCGGCCAAGGACCGCAGCGGCCGCCTGGACCTGGTGGAGCCGCCCGACCTCGGTGCGCTGATTGCCAAGTGCGCCGCCAACACCCCCATTGATTCCCAACCATCTGTCTGACAGGAGCCATTTCCATGAACACTAACGCCCATTCCAACGCTCCCCAATCCTGGGGTGATTTCAACGACGCCGAAGCCCAGCAGTCGGGCTTCAACCTGATCCCCAAGGGAGTTCTGGTGCCAGTGCGCATGACCCTCAAGCCCGGCAGCTATGACGATCCCAGCCAGGGCTGGACCGGTGGCTATGCCACGCAGTCCTTTGACACGGGCGCGATTTACCTCTCGGCCGAGTTTGTGGTTACTGCCGGAGCGCACGCCAAACGCAAGATGTGGTCCAACATCGGACTGCACTCGCCCAAGGGGCCCACCTGGGGACAGATGGGCCGCACCTTTATCCGCGCGGTGCTCAACAGCGCGCGCAATGTGCATCCCCAGGACAACAGCCCCCAGGCCGCGGCCGCTCGCCGCATCCAGGGCTTCGCGGATCTGGACGGTATCGAGTTTCTGGCGCGTGTCGATGTTGAAAAAGACACCAAGGGCGAAGATCGCAATGTGGTCAAGATTGCGGTCGAACCCGACCACCCGGACTACGCCCGCCTCATGGACGTGCCGCCCAAACCTGGTGTGAGTTCCGCATCCACACCGTCAACGTCGTCTACTCCAGTCACGCCAGCCCAAGCCGCACAGGCGCCCGCACGCCCCGCAGTGACGGGCAAACCGGCCTGGGCGCAATGAGGAGACCCCGTGAAATGCTGGGTCTGCAAACGACAAGCCCGTGGTTATGGCCACAGCGACATTCGGCACGGCGTCGGCCGGGCAGAGCGCTATCCGCTGGATTGGGTCTTCTGCTCGCCGCGCTGCCAGGCGGCGTTCCATGCGCTGTACGGCAACTGGACGCGGGCGCAGGATGGGCGCGCCCCACTGGAGGAGGTGATCATGCTCACCCTCTCTGAGAT